AACGCTCTTGATTTCAATCAGCGTTTCAAGGTTCTCCTGAACAACGATGCCGTCAGCATGACCGGTGATGTTGTACTCCTCGTTACGGATAGGCACTTCACGATAACGAATGTGTGTTGAATCACAGGTGGGGCAGTGTTCTCCACCGATACCCTCCCAGCGGTGCTCACACTCTTGACACTGCCACCAGCCTTTGAGGACACCGGCGTGCCACAACCAAGTCTGCCACTTGTTATGGATGGCGTTACCCTCAGCAAAGATGTTGAGCAGGTTGAACCCCGGAGCAGTTGTTGGGCGTGGAAACCCCATGAGCCCGTACCACGAGGAACGGGGGCACCAGTTCTTTTTACATATCTCACTGGGGTGTAGCCCTGATGTATCTCGCTTAGCCTGCGCCGTGGCGTTATCAAGTGCTGACTGAACTCGGACGATGGGAAGAATAACGCCCTTAGACTTGGCGTTCTCCTTGAGTTGCTCAAGTATCCACTTGTTATTCCCCATGAGTCATCTCCAAGAAGTCGTCCTCCGTGAGTATTACATAGCGCTTACCACCCAAGTCAAACTGCAATACAGGGATGCGGTCTTCACGGAGAGCGACTGCCTCTAGATCACGGAGGTCTGTGAACTTAATGGAGTAAGACTTGGTGTTATCTGTGAACTTGTTTTCAATGAGAAAGTGTTCCGAGCGGACATCATTCTTACGAAGCCAGCCTGACCCTGACCCAGCGTTACGACTACCTCGGTACGCTTTTGCGGTGCGCTCTTCCTGTTTCCGTGACTTCTTGTTGATGAACCGGCGTGAGTTTTCGCCGTCTGAGCCAATGATCATGGGGTGCTTTCGGTAGGTGTGCAATCATGCGAGAGTTCGCAGTAGCAGTCGTAGTATGGAAACTTTGTAAAACAGGTATCACAGACAGTTACAAACATGTGGTAAGTGAACCCCTCGGGACGAGAGGTGTCACAGCAATACCACTCAGACTGCGAAGTGGTTTCGGGCAATGTCGGCAAGTTTCTTTTGGAGGTCAAGGTCTTCTCGGACACCGAGTAGTAGCGCTTCTTTGCCCTGCCACTTCTGACCCTCAAAGTTATAGAAGGCACCGGCACGGGAGATTGCGTTGATGGAGATACCAATGTTGACGATGTCTTTGATCGTGTCAAAGTCACCGAGTTGGAACCCGTTGCCGTCAGCAAAGTAGAAGTCAACCTGTGCCGTCTGCTGGGGTCGGTAGGTCTTGTTCTTCATGGTACGACCACGAATGGTCTGCCCGATGGCTTCGTCTTTGACCTTGATCCACTCGTCACGCTTGACCTCCACACGGGTGAAGTAGTGGAAGTTCTTTGCCTTACCACCCGGGGTGGTGCGGTTATCTCCGTACATGACGCCGATCTTTTCACGCCACTGGTTGATGATGAGGCCAGTACAGCCACGGTCTTCTCCGATGAGGGAGCGTTTCTGCGCCTTTCCAGACTTTCGGAAGAACTTACCCGTCAATCGGGCGCCAAGGCCCACCGTGAACTCTTCCATGAGTTTCTCAGCCTCGTCACCGGGAACAAGTGCGGGAAGGGAGTCCACCACGATGCAGTCAACCGCCCGATTCTCAAGAGACTTGACAATCAGGTCGTAGGCGTGCTCCATCACGTTAGTTTCAACAATCCAAATGCGGTCTAAGTCCACACCAATGGCTTGTGCGTACTCAGGAACAAACTCCTCGGCGGCGATCCAGAGCACAACCCAGTCTGGGTCTAAGGCTTGGTTGGCGGCAATTGTTTTAAAAGCAATCGCAGTTTTACCCGAAGACTCATCCCCAATGATCTCAGACCATTGATTAACCGGCCAACCGCCACCAAGCATCAGATCAAACGCCAAAACGCCTGTTGTGATGCGGGGAAGTTCTTGATGCATTTCTGATCCACGAACCACGGTGCCCTCACCAAACTTCTTGTTCAGTTGGGCAAAGATGGCTTCAATGCTCTCGCTCATGTTGTGCTCCTTATTGTTGTCAGACGGCCCAAGAAGCCTGATCTGCTTGCATGTACTTACCGTTCCAGCCACAAGAGTAGCAACGGGGTGCTGGGGGATAACCGTTGACGGTCGTGCCTTTGGCTCGGCTGAAGACCAAGTTGCTACCGCACTCAGGGCAACTCTGCGTCTCTTTACGAGACGCTTCCCCACCCTTCCATGACCGTATGGCATCTCCCATGCGGATTTCCCCATCAGGAGTAATGCTCGGCGCCTCTTGTGGTGTTACCTGATGTACAGGCGGGGCCACGGCGGGGAACTGGATGGAGTTGGGGCGAGACGGCATGACGGACGGGGGTGTCCGTGGAGGAGAAGGCTGATTGCTCAGTTTCCTTGACCACCAGTCATTCATCGTCGTAGTCCTCCCAATCATCGTCGTCTGATTCCATGAACTCTATATCCCATTCGGCAGAGATGCCGGGAACCGAGAAGAGTTGGATGATTTGAATGATGCGTGACAGCGGGTCTTGCTGGATAAGCAAGGGTAGGTCGTCCGCAAACTCTATGTCTTGGTTGACCTCTAGTTTTTCACTGTCTATAAGCATGGCTAACAATGAAACCCCAAATGAGGTAAACAACGCAACGGACACATCGGACTCGTCATCCTCAAGTTTGTTCTGCTGGCGAATGATGTCAGACAGCCACCGAGCCGACTTCTCGATATCGTCCAGTATGCCGGTGCGTTGAAATCTAATCCATTTACCCAGCACATCGCTTGTTTCTTGCTCCATGACTTCCTCAGAAGGCGGGGAAAACCCAGCAACCTCGGCAATCCGTTGCCCATCCCCCGGTGACATGGTGAGTAAGAAAGTGCGTTGATTCAGCGGGGACAGTTCGTCGTCGTCGTTCATTTACCTTTGGCCTCCGACCATGAGTTTGCTGAGTGGCAAGATACTTTGAGTGGTATACCTTCAATGACCCGCCCGTGACCCATGGCGTCCACCATTACTTGTTGTGCTTCATCCACGCAGTTGTCAGGAACAGCGACCACTAACTCGTCGTGAACCTGAACTAATATTTTAGCGTTAAAGGGTTTTAACGCTTCGTGGACATCAATCATAGCAATCTTGCAGATGTCAGCCGCTGATCCTTGCACGATGGCGTTGATCGCTTGCCGTTCCGCACGAGCACGAAGCGACTCGTCAGTGCTATGTAGTTCAGACAGCCGACGCCGTCTGCCGGACAGGGTGGTCACATAGCCACGCTGTCTCGCTTTGATTATCTCAGTGGCTTTCCACGAAGAAATGCCACTAAATTGTCTGTAGTAGTTATTAATTACTTCTCTAGCACGCTGTTCGGTAATACCGGTTGTCCGTGCAAGTTTTTGAGCACCTCCACCGTAAGCGGTTAAGAAGTTAACGCCCTTACCAAGTTGGCGTTCCTCCGGCGTGACCTCATCAGGGCGCTTACCAAGCACCAATGCCGCCGCTCCAGCATGAATGTCTTGTTCCTGAAGGAAGAACTTGCTCATGTTCTTATCCTTGGAGAACATGCACATTACCCTTAATTCAATTTGGTCATAGTCGGCTACGAGAAGGGTATGGTTGGGCGGAGCAACGAACAGACTACGGATCGTGGAGTCACGAGGAATGTTTTGCAGGTTTGGGCTACTGGACGAGAGACGCCCAGTCGCCGTGCGGTGCAGGTGGAACGATGGGTGAAGACAGTTGTTCACCAGTTTGAGAAGCAAACCATCAACGTAAGTTGACTTGGTCTTCTTGGTCTCCTGCCATTCCAGTAACAGCGGGATGAGGGGGTGAGCATTTTCTAGGTAGCGCAGGGCTTCCTCATCTACGGAGTCTGCCCCTTTGTTTGTCTTCTTGTAAGACTTGAGCCCGAGACCGCCAGCGGATTTCTTTTTGAACAAGAACTCCTGCTTGCTCTTGTTGCTGTCGGGGTTAAACCCCGGCGGGGTGTACTTACTCATTTGTAAGAGTAAGTCACGCATCTTTCCGTCCAGTTCACGACCAAGAATGACCATGGCACTCTTCGTCACCGGAATACCCTCGTCTTCCATGTCCATGAGCACCCGAAGGACGAGCATGTCCTGCTCCAAGGCATTGCGTAGCCCCTCACGATTTTTGATCTTGCGCCACAGCCGTTTGTACAGCGTCCATGTCCACCGCACATCTAAATGCACATAGCGAGTGGCCTTGGAGAACGGCACATGGTCAATGATCTTGCCCAATTTGCCGTCTCGGTAGTAAGCGTCGTGGCCACCATAATTATGAGCAATCAGGTCTGTCAGACCATAGCCACGAAGATTCTCGTTAACGATGTGTTGCATGACCATCGTGTCCATGAATCCCGACATCGGGAGTTCGCTGGACAAGTACTTGCGAATAGAGCGAGCGTCAAACTTGACGTTGTGCCCAATCTTGATGATGTCCGGATCAGCGAACAACTGTTCTAGGCATCCAAACACCTCTGACCGTTGTAATTGTGTCGGGGGGTCTGAGAAGACTGCTGGTATGTGATACCGAGCCTTTGCCTCGGACTCAGAACCATCTTTAAGAAGTTTGCGGTAACCCGGGGGTGGCACTGTAGAGCCATCCCCTGCCTCTTCGGGAACAATGATCTCCCCATGCGAGTGACCCATAGGTATCGCCCATGAGTGCCCGTCCGTGGCTATGCCAATCCAAAAGACCTCATTGCGTAAAGGGTCAAGAGCGAGTATCTCTCGCCATTTCTGCATGAGACGTTCACGAGTGGCTTCACGCACAGCCGGTGACTTGGACACCATCGTTGACAGATGGTTCTGCAACTCAGTATTGAATGCATCCATAGCGTCTTTATGACGCTCAACAACACCCCGTGTCTCCACATCAAAGGCGAACGCCCCAACTTCTCGGATAATCGCAACGAGATTGTGGAGTTCTTCTACTGTAGAAACCACTGAGGGAGGGGCGTCATCGCCCCTCCCTCTCGGGTCTTGTTCGGGTTTCAACCCCGACACGATCACTCGTCTTCAGCGATAACGCCGAGGAGTGATGCACGGGTGGGGATGGGAACAATTTCGTCGGTGTACGCCGACTTGAGGAAGTGGTTGAGCATGTCTTCCGAGAGTTCGGTGACACCCCACTCTTCTTCAAGGTCACGAGCCTTGACCAACTGGTGGTTGGTTGCGGTCGTGGCTCCCTTGCCGGAACGGCTGATCGCCCAGTAGTGCTTCGGCAACGGTCCCTGACGGGGGTCGTCATTGAAGTTCTTCAACTGGTCAATCGCACGGGAGCCGACCTCGTAGGAACGGAGGACGGGGTCTTCGCCGGGGGTCAACAGAACCACATTGAATGCGAACTTGTTACTCGGGCGATTGCCGGAGTCGCAGAGAGGGCATCCCTTGGGGTCAATGTTGCCGATGCAAGTGAAGGACTTCTGTCCCGTGCGCTCCACCCAGTGCTGGCGGTAGGCCGCATACGGAGCCGCCTCAAGGAACTTCACGATGATGGGTTCTTCCGAGACCTTGAGGCGCTGTGCGTAGGAGGAATCCGAAACATCGGACTTCAACTGCTTGACGCCTTCCCAACCACCACGGATCACTCGGCGGGTAGCGGGTTCAGCAGAACGAGGTGCGTTGGCCTTGCGGACAGGGGCATCGTCCTCATCATCGTGTTCATTAACAACACGCAAGCGCCGTGGCGCTTCGTACTGCTCTTCGTCTTTTTCAAAGTCGTCGTCGTCGTCGTATCTGGGCATGATGTGTGTCTTTCTCGTGTGTGTTTGTGTATGTGTGTTACTCGTGAGCACCGAGGTGCTCGGAGTCTATTTTGGCCAATGTGTTATGGCGTAGGTCTTGAACTGTTCCCAGTGCTTGGAGTTTTTGTCGTCCAAGTTGAAGCGCACGATACAGTCTTTCAGGAACTCTACCTGTGCTCGGCTGTAAAGACGCCTCCCTTTCGGAACTTTTCCCGGAAGTTGACTCTTCCGAGGCGCTGGCGATCTGTATGTGGCTCGTGGTATCCACCCTTGGTTCTCCCACATCCGTAATGTGCTGGCGGTGCGTCCGAGTGCTCGGGCGGCTTCACCGATGGAGAACATCTCAATGTCCGCACCGTTGATGCGGTACATCTTAGACCGAGCACCATTGGTTGTGTCAAGCGCTACGGGCGTTGACTTCGTGCGGTTCTTTGGTGGGCGGGAACCGGGCCAATCAGGCAGGTCGCCCAACAAGTCAAGCGGGTCAGGAGCCATCTCAGGAGGTGTGTCCCCCGGAGCGTGCCATGGCGTACAACGTGTGTACTCCGGCGGGGGTGATTGCCCACGATGAAGTGTCACCGCTAACCAAGTTGCGAGAGAGCAGAAGAGAAACGCTTCTCTCAATCTTTGTGATGCGGTTGAACATCGCTGGATTGAAAGACTGCAAGTCAGTTACCGTGATCGCTCTGCGGTAGAACTTGCTGAGTTCCAAGATGGTGTGCGTAAGGCTGTTGTATACGATTTGTCGGTCAGACATAATTCCTCTATTGATTAGACAAGTTTTTTGAAAGATTCTCGCACCAAACGAGGAGACGAACTCGTTCTTCCAGAGTAACAGCGTTTTCACCTGAAAGCAATGCCGATGCAAGGTTACTCGGGGGGCAGACGGAGATGACACGCAACAAATTGACAATAGTGTCAATTGTGAGGACTAACTCTGGTGCTCCTTTGGCTTGGGAAACGGCTTGGTTGTGGGGGTCATCTTGACTGCTCCACCAGTGTGGCGGGAACAGGTTGGAGGACCAATCGTCTGAACCATCGTCTCCACTAAAGTTCCGCATTTTGGACATTCCCATCTCCCCGGAGGTGTGCGTTCTTCGTTTTTAGGCATGGCTGACTACCTCCTTATCTCCTATAAGGATAGCAGTTATTAGTTTTTGGGCTCTATTACCTTAAATGCCCAAGTTTCTTTCTCCTTGTACAGACTTTGAATCTCGCTCTGAAGTTCGGGGCGATCAAGGGCAAGAGTTGCGAGGGCGTCTTCGTCCAACATACGCACGGGGATGGAAATCTCTTCCCACAAGTCTTTGGCCTGAGCCCAATCTTGAGCCGCGGAGTGATCCAAGTTAATAGACACTCGGCGCTCACGCTTGAGTTGCACGCCGGACGGAGTCTCAATCCACTTGTGTCCGACATGGTCGGTGTAACCATCAATGTCCACGATGTTGGACAGTTCCTTCTTCATCTCTTCAGTGCGCTTCACTGCGGAGTCACTGAACTCCTTGGCTTTGATGTACTCCTCCACAAGACGAGACAGATACACCTCGTCGGTGGGCTCAGGGCTTTGGCGAATGATCTTGGGCATTGGGTCTCCTTTGGTAGTTGGTATTACAAGTTCCATGGAAGGACTCGGGACGCTGACGATAGTCCTTCAGCCATCTCGTGAGCGGTCATGTCTCCGATGTCCTTTGCTGAGGTGCCGGAGTAGTTCCACCATAGCGTGCCTTTCCGAAAATGGGGCAAACGGTTGAACAAAGATTTGCTGGAGCGGATACCCGCCTCGTCGTTATCCATAGCGATAACAACACGGTCTGCCACCGTGGACAGCAGGGAAAGTTGCTTATCCGAAACGGCGGCTCCAAAGGTCGCTAAGGCTTGGGGCTTCTCAAAGACGCTGGCGAAGCGGACGACATCTAGGGGTGACTCCACCAACACAGCGGTGCCACCGAGAAAGCGCTCAATCCCAAACAGGCTGTCCGACTTCTTTACTCCAACGGGAAAGTTACGCACCCACCCGTAAGCCTTTGTCTGCCAGCCCTGTAAGTCGCCAAAATGGTTGACGATAGGAATG